CCTTCGTAATGAACATGTTAATAGGAGATATAGTTGAGGCAGCATTTAAAGGAATACTTAAAGAGGCTGGAGTTAAGTACGAAGATAAAGACAATGCCGTATCTTTGGAGCTTGATAACACTACAGTCAATGGAAGCTATGATCTTGTTGTTGATGGTGCTTTGGATGACGTGAAGTCTGCGTCACACTGGTCATACACTAACAAGTTCGAATCATACGACACACTAGCCAAGGGAGATGGCTTCGGATACATAGGTCAGCTTGCTGGCTACATCAAAGCATCAGCTAAAAAGATTGGTGGCTGGTGGGTAGTCAATAAAGCTAATGGGCAGATTAAGTATGTGCCTGCATCAGGCTTAGACTTAGATGCAGAGATAGCTAAGTTAAATAAGACGGCTAAGACAGTAGAAGCTAACGAGTTTAAACGTTGCTTCGAGCCTGAACCAGAAGTGTACAGAGGTAAAGCATCGGGTAATAAAGTGTTGCCTGAAGGCTGTAAGTTCTGTGACTACAGGTACTCATGCTGGGATACTATTAAGGATCTACCATCCAAAGTATACCAAGGTAAAAAGGCACCCCCTACTGTGTCTTACATTGGAGAAGTAGTAGGGTGAATGGTAAACGCTTTCAAGCTGCCCTGAAGCATGGGTATAGGAGTGGGTTGGAGATGAAGATCTCTGACTACCTCAAAGAACTGGATGTACCTGTGGTGTACGAGGCCATTAAGATTGAATGGGAAGACCTCATGTACCGCACGTACACACCAGACTTTGTGTTGCCTAATGGAATCATAATAGAAAGTAAAGGACGCTTCACTGCAGCAGACAGAAGAAAGCACATTGAAATAAAGAAACAACACCCTAAATTAGATATAAGATTTGTGTTCTATAACAGCAGAAACAAACTAAGTAAGGGTGCTAAGACTACATACCAAGGTTGGTGTGATAAGAATAAGTTTCTATATCATGATAGGATCATACCACTTGAGTGGCTAAAAGAAAAAGGAAAGAATAAACACAAACCTGTAATACAATTACCCTATAGAAAAATAATAAGGAGATAGCCCATGACAATAGAAGTAGATGATTTTGATGTAAACGATTTTATAATAAGAATGAAACCTAACTTCGATACAGATGGAGCGTGGAATGGTTTTATAGATCTTGATATTATTACAGACAACAAAAGAACTATGGCTCAAAAAGATTATATTAACATAATGCAAGTCGCATCTCTTGTATGTTCTTCTCTACCTTTAATGGAATTAGATGAGAATTTTAGAGATACCCTTTGCAATTACGTAGAAGATATGATAAAAGAAGAAGACAGGCAAGATAGAAAAGACGTAGTAAAAGAATCCGTTTCAAATGCTACAGGAAATATTATCAAAGTTAATTTTAGTAAGGGAGAAAGTCATGGCTAGTAAAAAAACATACGATGTAGTAGAGAAACCAGAGCATTACAATCAGGATCATGACATAGAATGTATTGATGCTATACGTGCTGCACTGGGTGTCGGGTTTAAAGAATATCTACAGGGTAATATACTCAAGTATATCTGGAGACATAAGTATAAGAATGGAGTAGAAGATTTAAACAAAGCACGTTGGTACTTAGATAGATTAATAGAAGCAGAGATAACAGATGGTAATTAAATTATTAGTAACCCTTGACATTGATGAGGAAGAATATCGTATGCCAGCAGATGGAAAGATAGAAGAAGAAATACATGAAGCAATACACGAGTTTGTCTATGACATTGACGGCATGGACATTAAAAACATTAGAGTAATATCGGAGTAATCAAATGAGCAACAACTACCTACCCACAGACTACCAAGCATTTATACATACCTCACGGTATGCTCGTTGGTTAGAAGACGAGAACAGAAGAGAAACATGGCCTGAGACAGTAGCTAGGTATATGTCTAACCTAGTTTCTCCTATCGTATCAGACCCAAAAATCCTTGATAAAATAGAACTAAACATACTTGATTTAAATGTTATGCCTAGCATGAGAGCCTTGATGACAGCAGGTGCTGCCTTGAATCGTGACAACACAGCAGGCTACAACTGTAGCTACCTGCCAGTAGATGATCCTAAAGCATTTGACGAAGCTATGTACATACTATTATGTGGTACAGGTGTAGGCTTTAGTGTTGAACGTCAGTATATACAGAACCTACCTGAAGTACCAGAGCTATCAGAGAGTGAGACAACAATAGTTGTAAAGGATAGCAAGGAAGGTTGGGCAAAAGGATTGAGACAGGTACTTGCTCTACTCTGGGCAGGAGAGATACCTAAGTGGGATGTCAGTCAGATCCGACCAGCAGGAGCTAGGTTGAAGACATTTGGTGGTAGAGCCTCTGGCCCTGCTCCACTGATAGACCTGTTTAACTTCTGTGTAAATACATTTAGATCTGCATCAGGTAGAAGGTTGTCATCCATAGAATGTCACGACTTGATGTGCTACATAGGGCAGATCGTTGTTGTAGGTGGTGTGCGTAGATCAGCCATGATCTCACTGTCCAATCTATCAGATGGTAGAATGCGTCACGCTAAGTCTGGTAACTGGTGGGAGACAGCAGGACATAGAGCATTGGCTAATAACTCTGTCTGTTATACAGAGAAACCAGACTCAGAGACATTCATGCGTGAGTGGCTTGCACTAGTAGAGAGTAAGTCAGGTGAACGTGGCGTCTTTAATAGACAGGCATGTAAGGTACTTGCAGATCGTAGCGGTAGACGTGATTCAAACCACGAGTTCGGCACTAACCCTTGTTCAGAGATCAGCTTGAGGCCGTATCAGTTCTGTAACCTAACAGAGGTAGTTGTACGTGCAACTGACACACTGAAAGATATCAAAGACAAGGTAGAGATAGCTACTATACTAGGCACGATACAATCTACCTATACTAAGTTTCCCTATCTACGTAAGATATGGCAGCGTAACACAGAAGAAGAAAGATTACTGGGTGTCAGCCTGACAGGTGTAATGGACAATCCCATTATGACATCAGCAAATAAAAACTTAGCTAGAGACTTAGAGAGCCTTAAACAGCATGCCGTATACGTAAACTCTGTCTGGTCTAAGCGACTGGGCATTGAACAGAGTACTGCGGTTACATGCTGTAAGCCATCAGGAACTGTGTCACAGTTAGTAGACTCTGCATCAGGTATACATGCCAGACATGCACTGCACTACATACGAACTGTACGTGGAGATAACAAAGATCCTCTTACACAGTTTATGCAGGATCAGGGCATACCATCAGAGCCATGTGTCATGAAGCCTGACACAACTACAGTGTTCAGCTTTCCTGTTGCAGCACCACCAAAGTCTGTTACACGTAATGACATGACAGCTATAGAACAACTAGAGATGTGGCTCGTGTATCAAAGACACTGGACAGAGCATAAGCCTTCTGTTACAATAACAGTTCGAGACAATGAGTGGATGGAAGTAGGTGCGTTTGTATATAGAAACTTTGATGAGATGAGTGGTGTGTCATTTTTACCACACTCTGATCATACTTATCAACAAGCACCATATCAGGATTGCACTAAACATGAATATAAGTTATTAAAGAGTATTATGCCTAGTAAAATAGACTGGTCTAAGCTATCTGACTTTGAAGCTGAAGACACAACTAAATCATCTCAGACATTCGCATGCACTGGCGAAGTCTGTGAAATGGTAGACATCAGTGCTTAAAGGAGAGACAGTATGAATGTTATAGTAGATGGAAAAACATATGAAGTAGATGAATCTAATGCAGAGGTTATGGGAATAGTTCATGTAGTAAGTTTAGGTGAACAGTCGTTATCTTTGTTAAATCATATACAACAATGTGTGCAGGCTATTCACTCAGGAAAAACACAAGAGCTTAGAGAAGCTGTTGTACCTGCAGAGGAAGAAGTAAAAGAAAAGGAAACAAAAACTAAATCTAAAAAGGAGAAGTAATATGCTACAGCCAATCCAAGGAGCAGTTAACAGAACGTTTAGACCATCATCGTATAGTAGTAATGACTCTAAAGCTAAAGACGCAATTACTAATTACCTAAAAAATTTAGGGCATGAGATAGTAAGCACAAAAGAAGATTACTCTTTTGATATTACCAGTCACATGGATAGTACTACTTACTTCTCTGAAGTAGAGATGAAGAACCAGTGGACAGGTGAGTGGAATACTACATGGGAAGAGATACGAATACCTTACCGTAAGCATAAACTTATTAACAAGTTACATGCTTTAGATACTACACAGGAAGGCAGAAGGTATTTAGACTTTTATGTTATACGCAGAGATGCTAAAGCAGCTTGGAAAATAGGTAGTGAGTTACTAGAAAACTGCGAAGTTAAAGAAGCTTGGGGTGGCAGGATATTAAAGGGTGAACAGTTCTTTCATGTACCATACACTAATTCTCACGTAGAACTAGTGGAGCTTTAAATGAAAAGAAATCTAACGAGAGCAGAACGTGGCCTTGGAAAATATGATGCCCCACTGAAGGTTCAATTTCAGCGAGGCTATGAAGATTTTAAACGTGGTCGTGTAGGTAATCCATTCCATAGAGATACCATGCAGCATAGGGAATGGAATAGAGGATTCAATAAAGCATGGGAGGAGAACCTAAAGCGAGTAACTAAGTATGAACAAACTAAAAAAGGAAGTAGATCAATGGCTCAAGGAGAAGTACAACATGTCTGACTTTAATTCATATCAAAGATCAGCAATTAAAACTGCTGTATATCCACCTGAACATAAGATACTTTATCCTGCACTAGGACTAGCAGGGGAAGCAGGTGAGGTAGCTAATAAAGTTAAGAAGGTTATGCGTGATGGCGTAGAAAACCAACCAGATAATTGGAAGGAACAGATAGCTAGTGAGATAGGAGATG